GTGGACACAACGGGCTACGCTTATGCCGTGGTGGTTTTCAATCTCGGTGCGCTCCATGCGTCTGATACCGTGATCTTCGGGCTGGAAAGCGCCACGAGTCTTAGTGGCACTTATACGGCCCTGAGCAAACTCGGTACTTCGGATGACGCTGATACAGCGGCTCTCATCGACACTTCCGATGACTCGACCCTCATCGTGGCGGTGGATCTCAGCAACACGCAGGACTTCGTGCGTATTGCTGCGGCCCACTCGGGATCGAACGCTGTTTTCTACGGCGCTACGATTGTCCTGATGCCCTACTACACGGGTGACGCTACGGCCCCTGACTTCAACGTCTAGGAGCTACTGAAATGAGGTCGCGTCCGGTCAACACGGGCGCGGCCTCGGCCCCTCTCTTCAACTCACAGGAAGCAACATGGCAAAATACAAAGTAAAAAAACGCTGCGAGCTGCTATACCCGGATGGGTCGGTGCGTGGGATCTATGGCTACATCGTAGATGGTGACCGAGAGCGGCACACTGTTGCGGAGCAGGGCGACGCCCTAGAGCGATCCCGTGATCGGCAGAGCCCGGTGTCTCCGGTGGATGCTTCACGGATGGCTGCACCAGCGCCCAAGCCGAAGACCGCCAAGAAGAAGACCACCAAGAAGAAGGCCACGAAGAAGAAGGCCGCTAAGAAATGAGCTACTTCGATTTCGCGGGCTCGACCAAGATCGTGCAGCTATTGGAGTCCTCGACGCCAGCGGACGGGACGGTTGAACCCTCGTACGCGGCTGGCCCCCCGATAGTCTTCACGCAATCCTTCGACGCTCGCCCTTATATCGGCGCACTCATCGTCGTAGATGCCGGGGCCTTTGGCGCTAACTCAGACGTGACGATCACGCTCAAGAAGTCGGCGGAACCCGCGTTTTCTTCGTGGGCAACCTTCGATGATTTTGAGGGTGATACAGCAGCTTTCAGCAAGATTGTAGGGGGTACGCCGGGAGCAGGCGAGGTCGCGGACAATGCGTACTACTTCTGCCGTATCGACCTTTCCAAGACGCAGAACGCTGTCGGTGTTCAGGTCGTGACATCGTTGACGGGCTTAGAGACCTGCAACCTGGGCATCACGGCGATCCTCTTTCCCCAGGATACCACCGACGCGGACGAACCCCAGTTCAAGGTCTAGAACAGAACTCTCTTCTTCTCAATCGGGGGTCAGCGTTGCTTACGCCTTGAGCACTCTCCTGGCGCTGACCCCCACCTCTCATCATTATGACTCAATACTTCAAAGTTCAAGAAGACAGCGAGCTGCGCTATCGGGGCCAACTGATTGCGGAAGGCGGCGAGATCGTAGGGATCGAGACCGACCACGAGAACAAGGCGCTCCGCAAGGTCGCCAATCGTGTCCTTCAGGTGGGCTCCTCCGTGCTTGAGAGCGTGGAAGACCCGGAATGCGAACCGGAGCACGATCACGCTTATGCGACTCGCATGATGATCTCGCAGCCGCTCAAGAAGAAGAAGAAGTCAAAGAAGAAGTCAAAGAAGAAGGCGGCTGCCGAGCCTGAGCCGACTCCTGAGCCGGAACCGACTCCTGAGCCGGAACCGACCCCTGAGCCCGAGCCGACCCCTGAGCCCGATGAGGGTGCTTCCGACTGATCGATGGCAATCTTCAAGGCGACTTCAGCGACTCGCGTCAAGAACCTGCTAGATATCACATCTAGCGGTCAGGACACGGTCTTGGGTCGCCTCATTGAGGCTACCAGCCAGAGGATCGAGCAGTTCATTGATCGTCCGCTAGAGCAGAAAGCTCGCACAGAGGAGTACACGATCAAGCCCCGCCAGAGTGTGTTGTTCTTGCGAGCCTATCCACTGACGGAGCAGTCGGACATTGGAAGCGTGAAAGTTGCTACGGACTGGGACTTCGCAGCGGCCACGGCGGTCACCTCCACCAACTACCATGTGGACTTGGAGACGGGGATGTTGAACTTCAACTTCTTCCCGATCAACAACTACTTGGGCAACAACATGGCTGCCGCTCCGAACGCTGTCCAGGTGACCTACACCGGGGGGCTTGCAGCGTCGGAAGCCGACGTTCCGACAGACTACCCGGCCATTGCGTGGGCTTGCGAGACGCAGGTGATTGCGATGTGGCGTCGTCGGGACGATCCAGGCAGAAAGACGACAAAGATCGGGCAATACGGTGCGGAGTTTGAGGGGCCTCTACAGTTCCTCCCTGATGTGCGCGAAGCCCTCATGCCTTACCGAAGGCAGAGGTTCGGGCAGTGAAGAGCGCCGCGTATCTGGAGTTTAAGCATGACCTGGGGAAGGTCATCAAGGCGTTTGAGACGTATCCCGAGAGAGCCGGGGGAGCCGCCCGCCAGTCCATGACCACGATGGGCGTCAAGTGGGAGCGTGAGATGCGAGCTACCCGCTTCACGCCGTTCAGTCGTGGTGGTGGGCTCATCGACGTAAACCCTGGAAAGCTGATCCGCAACAGAACCGGGCGCCTCAAGGCTTCAATCAACAGCCGTGTCTCCGGGCAGCGTCTTCACGACCTGACCCTGCATCTAACCGCTGGCTCACGTAGCCATCGGAGCTACGCCGCCCTTCAGGAGTGGGGTGGAACCATTCAGGCCAAGAACAAGCTCCTGACGGTTCCGACGCAGTTCGCCTTGGATAATCGCGGCCTCATCAAGCCGAGCGCAACGCTGGTCCCTGGCGGCGGCATGACGGCGACCGGGAAGGACACCTATGTAGTCAAGGCGTCGAACGGGAACCTGTACCTCTACGCCGATGACGGCAAGCCTGGGCCTAACCCACCGCTGTACCAGCTAAGGCGGAGTGTTCGCATTCCCGCTCGCTTAGGCATGAGGCGCGTGATGGAGAAGATTATCCGCGAGGAGACGGGGCTAATGCTCAAGAACATCGCGAGAGCTGTGTTCTCCACCCCGCAACTAAAGGCTGGGCTCAAGGGGGGTAGGTGATGGCCTACACCACGACAGTTGATTGGGACATCACCAAACACGCCTCGGCGCAGGTCTCCGTGCTCCGTAGGGGCGTCAGGACGCCCGTGACGGGTGGAATGGTGCAGCGCAAGCAAACCTTCAGCAGCCAGTCAGATCAATCGCAGGCCGCTGTGAGGACGTTCAAGTTGCGTTTCCCGGTGGCCTCGAAGGCGGACTACAACAAAGCGGTGACGCTGTGGAAGAACTCCTACGCTGGATCAGAGGGGATCAACTTCACGCATACAAGCACAGCCTACTCAGGCTCTGAGACCATCATCGTGAGGATGGTTGCTGCTCCTTTGATGCTGAAGAAGGTCAGTCACGTCCAGTACGCCTTCGAGGTTACGCTCGAAGAGATGCTTCACTCGCCGGGGGTCTAGGATGGTTTCAGGCTACCCCGTAAAGGAGAAGATCCTCAACAACATCCAAAGCCTCCAAGATACCGGGGCAGCGGCAAGTCCCCCCACGGGGCTCGGCCTGATTACCGCTGGAGACGACTACTACACCGATGTGGAGAAGATTACCCGCATCGAGGCAGGTCCGATGGACCTCACCATGTTCCCGGCGATCATCATCGCCCCGGTCAATACCGACTATGACCCCGAGGGCACCCAGGGGACGACCACCATCGCGGCCAAGTACCGCGTACAGCTAACGCTCATTCTTCGGACCCGCGACGATGCGGTGCAGAAGATTGAGCGATTTATCCGCGACTGTCATAAGGCCATCTTGGTCGATAGAACTCGTGGTGGACAGGCGATCTGGACTCGCGCTGTTGCCGACGAAGTCTTTTACCCAACTGACGATGATGAGCCGTACACTACAGCTAACCTCCTCCTAGAAATACTCTATCGCACCGAGATAGGGAACCTCAATCAATCTACCTGACCCCGATTCTCCCCGGAGCTGAACAACTATGGTTTTCCGTACATTCGACCGACTTGCCTTCGTTGCAATGGAAGCCGTTGAAGGCGTCAATGCCTTTGATATTGGCGGTAGCGCCACGGCGGCTGATGACGCTGAGATGGCAAACGCCCCCGTTGCTGCCGACTACATCGAGACCATTGAACCGACGTTCTCAATCACTAACCGCGTGTATGACCGGGACCCAACACGCCGGTCGATCACTCCCGCGCCCAAGACCGTAACAGGCCGAGGGGCGCTGGCCCTTCAGCCGAGTGCGTCCTGCGAGATCAGTTTCGGGGTGGAGCTTTCGGGAGCAGGTCTTACTGGAGCGGCGGCTGCCGTTCCCAGGTGGTCAAAACTCCTTACTTGCTGCGGGATGGAGCAATATGTCCTCAAAAGTATCGGCAAGACGGCGGCAATCGCCGTAGATAGCGGGACAAGTGCCCCGGTCCCCTTGCGCCTGAGAAACCGGGAGACCCTCTCAGTTAGTAGCACAGGCGTAAACAACTTCGTTTGGGCCGAGCGAATGGGCAAGAGTTTCGGTGGCTCGGCATACAACGATACTGACCTCTACTACTATACCGGGGCTCATACGTCGCTTCACACCCCCCTTACCGGGGAGCGAATCTTCGGGCAGGCTTCGAGTGAATGGGCAGACACCCTCGTGGACGAAGGACCCTTCGCCCTGACGAACAGCGGGGTACACACGAACACCAGCATCGGTTGGATCCCGACTTCGTCGAGTCGCCTTGGTGGGGCGACCAGCGCCGTAGATTCTCTCGGTGGCTCATGTAGCATCTGCCTCGTCCTGAGTGACACAAACCAATACATCCTCGTCACGGGTTGCCGTGG